CTAGTAATCCCTATTTAACTGCTTCTGGGTCTAAGAAACTCGACCCAGCTGCTAAGCCCCGTCCCGACGGCACACCAAAGTTGTCTTTGGTGAAGTACTGGTTGCCGCGTGATGGTAAGGAGCTTAAGCAGATGGTAGTTGCTGTACGCGCTGTCCGAAAACAGGCGTTCAAGCAGAAGCAGTTGGATGGGATGCAGTACCCATGGCGGAAACAAGGAAGGTGGATTCTAAAGGCAGTCAAGGCAATCTCTGTAGCATTCACGGTGGCATATGGTAAGACACCGAAACAAAAGAAAGAACTATTTGTTTACTATGAACGCTACTTAAAATTCATAGCTAGACTTGAGTACGAAGGCATTGGTCCTATCAAGGAGTTCTGCCTCTTTATGGAACAGCACGCGAGTGGCGACTTCCCGAAGGGTCGACGACACAAACTCTTCCCACGAGGGGTTGAGTATAGTCGGACGCACTTAGCGAGCACGCTCAAACGGGCTTTCCATAAAGCCGTACCCAAGGTGGAGTTGCAGAAGGAAGAGCTCGCGACACAAGAACGATGGCTCGAAGAACCAAAGAGTATTCAACCTGAAATACTCAGAGACATCGAACAGTACGCGGAGCGTTTCTTCGGCAAACCAGCAAAGCTTAGTGAATCTAAATGGGACAACCGAAGAGACGTTAGCTTCCCGATCATTTCGACTAAAGCCTGCTTGGAAAGGAAAGATCCCGCAGAGGTCATTATTCAACACTATAAAAGTTCATTAGTGGATGGCCTCTTTGGTCTCGAACCAGAACACAAGCGGGTTTATCCAGCACTCACCCGAGTTCCGGGGCGAGGGTGGCTCTCTGAAGCAGAAATACAAGCACAGAGAGAGCGAAATTTTCTCACAGCTAACGCTATTCCCAAACTGCGTGAGGCGATGCTTAGGGAGGAACCAGAGGTGGTAGAGGAAATGAGCCAAGCCCAACGGAAGGCGAAACTGGAGACGGAGATTAAACTCCCACCAGCGCCTTTTACCGAGGGGTTCGATGACTTTGGGGACTTTGGATTCGAGCTCGACGAAGGAAACCGTCTTCAACAAGAAGACTGGGAAACCTATCGCGACCCGTCCATATCAACCAAAGACTTCGGCGGCCCACACATCTCCACCTTATTCCAACCTTTCGCAGTGCCGATCACAACCCAAGAAATTGCATCTCATTGTGTCAACTTTTGCAGCGAGTTTGAAGAGCCTCAACCGATCAAGGTAAGAGCACTAGAAGAACTTGGCTCAAAGATCAGAGGAGTCAGCATTCATCCTGCTGTCAATGGACATACAATGAGAATCCTTGGGAATCGTCTGGTAGCTTCGGTGAAACGGAAGTTGATCTCAAGAGAACCAATGTGCAATAAGCCCTTCACTCTTTCGAGTAATAAAGACGCTCAACTCTTATCAGCGGACCTGAGTAAGGCCACAGACCACATGTCACACGAACTACTACATGCGGTGCTGAGAGGAGCAGCCAAGGGCCAATCGTGGCACTGGAGGGAACTTGAGGCAGCAATCCGTATTACTGGCCCACAGAGATTGCCTGACGGGAGAGTCACTAGGAAAGGAGCCCACATGGGATTAGCATGTACGTGGCCTGTCCTTTCGTGTTTGAACGCCTGGGCGGCTGATCAAGCAACGAATGGACACCAAAGGAGCTATAGGATCTGTGGTGATGATCTAATAGGCCTGTTCACTCAGAGAGAACGAGATAGCTACCGCTGGTGCATTGAAGCACTAGGGTTAGTCTATAACGAACGCAAGAGTTACTATGGTCCCCGAGGTCGGTTCTGCGAAAACTTCGTGCAGATAGACCCGGTCTCCGGTAGCGGCTTCACGACAGCTACATGTGTGCCCCAACCTAAGATTGCTGAGATAGTAGGAGCCAGGGAACTGAATGGATTTAATAACAACCCGGTCGGCATGGTGTCCGGCCTCTGTACCATTGTTAATACATGCAAACAGACTCAGGTATACTACGCTCTCAGCGCTCTCCTAGACATAGAACGGAAATGCGGGCTCATTGCGGATCTGCCCATGTGCATGGGTGGCAGCGGAAGGCGAAGTGGGAAGGTATCACAGGATAAAATCAACTGTGTTCTCAACTTCCTCCTAGGAAGAACTGTGAGAAGTACGGAAAGGTTACCGCAGGCTCTCTCTGATTACTTGAAAGAGCAAATCTCACAGGTCCAATGGAGTGCCAGCCATGGTTTCATCTCAAAGTCGGACTTCATAGTGAACCAAAGAACAAGGTTCTCAGTCGACGAGAGACTAGAGGGACATTACACCCGGATCGACGGTCGGCCTCTTAAAAAAATACAGAGGGACTGTTATCGCCAGCGCCAAAAGAGGGCTGTACCAACGATAAAGTCGATTCGTGAGTCCGGTAGATTCAACCGAAAATTCGTCCATTTCCTAAAGAAAACGCGTTTCCTTGTTTCCAAACACGTAGATAAGCGCCTGCTAAGGTCGATCGTCAGACTAGCAGTAAAGTGCCAAAAGGAACAATGGGTATCGAAGGAAGTATTAAACAAAATGTACTTCCCCGATGCCCAAAACGGCACACGCTTACCCTTGCGTGGAATTACCCCCCCGGCTTTGCCAGCCGAGTGAGG